ACGTTCTTCGCATGACATGGCGCGATACTGCGTTACAGGACGCAAAAGACCGTTATCCATGGGAGGCCGTTGGCCTTGTTGTAGTTATTAAAGGACGTAGAAAATATTGGATGTGCCGGAATATGGCGCACAACCTAGAAGACATGTTTGTGCTTAATCCTGAGGATTATGCAGCTGCTGACGATAAAGGAGAAATTATCGGCATTGTCCACAGCCATCCAAAGACTCCACCGGCAGCAAGCGAAGCAGACAAGGTTTCAGCAGAAAAGCACGGTTTGCCCTGGTACATCGTCAACCCACAAACCGAAACCTGGGACGAATACGTTCCATGTGGATATAAGGCTCCGTTGATTGGCCGTAAGTGGACGTGGGCCATCAATGATTGCTGGACATTGGCGCGTGATTGGTACGCCGAGCAAGGAATCAACCTGCGCGATTGGGATAGGCCAGCAACGCCAAAGCAGTTTATGGAATCACCAATGTTTAACGATGCTTGGGCCGCGACAGGGTTTCGTGAGTTAACTGAAGATGAGTCATTGATCAAGGGAGATTTGTTGTTGATGCAGATCAATGGCAATGGCCTGAATCATTGTGCGGTTTACATCGGTGATGGGATGGTGCTGCACCATCTGTCAGAACGGCTGTCTTCTAGAGATTTGTATGGAGGATGGCTACAATCATGCACAGGGAAGCGGTTGCGTCATGTTGCGTAAAGTCCGGCTATATGGAGAGCTTGCCAAGGTTGTCGGGCGTCGTGTTTTAGAAGCTGAACTGTCTTCAGCCGCAGAAGCAGTGCGAATGCTGATTGCTAATTTCCCGCAGTTGGAACGGCACATGGCTGACCGCCATTACAAAGTGCTTGTTGGTGATGGTGCGTTAACGCTGGACGACTTGCACTATCCAGTGGGTCAGGAAGAAATCAAGATCGTGCCGGTAATTGTTGGTGCGGGCGGGAACATCGGGAGGATTTTGGTTGGGGCGGCATTGATTGGAGCTTCTCTAGCTTTTCCCGGTGGTGGGTTGTTTGGGAGTAGTGTTTTTGGTTTTTTAGGCGGTCCGGTTGCTTCTGCAGGCATCCTTACGACCGTAGGGACTGCTATGAGCGCCATCGGCGCCAGCCTTGTTTTGAGCGGAGTAGCAGGGATAATTTCCCCTGTACCCGAAGTCCCTCAAGGCCCAGACACTCAGCAAGACCCGCGTAAATCATTTTCATTTTCAGGTATACAAAACACCAGTCGCGGTGGAACGCCAGTACCGATTGTTTACGGTAAAACGTTGACCGGCAGTGTCGTCGTTTCAGCTGGTATTGACACTGAGCAGGTGCAGGCATGACTACGATCATTGGCGCAGGCGGTGGTGGTGGTGGTAAGGGTGGTGGTGGCAGTAGAACGCCAAAGACAACACCTGACAGCCTTGATTCCCGCCAGTATGCAACAGTCGTTGACTTGATCTCTGAAGGTGAGATTGAAGGTTTAGTTGATGGCAATAAATCAATATTTTTAAATGACACTGCCATAGAAAGCGCCACTGGTGATCCTAATTTTGAAGACGTTACGATCTACACGCGCAACGGGACGCAAGCTCAAACCTACGTTCCAGTCACTAGCGGGACAGAAAACACCCGTAGCGTAGGAAGGGAAGTAACGCAGTCTGTGCCAATTGTTGAATCGGTAACTGATGACGATGTTGACGCAGTGCGCGTTACTGTATCAATCCCTTCGCTGCAGAAAATTAACAACGAAACTGGGGATACGAAAGGAACCAAAGTACAGTTAAAAATTTTTATTGAATATGCGGGTTCTGGTTACGGTGATGCAGTTATTGATGACACGATTTCAGGCCGCACGGCTGACTTATATCAAAAAGATTATCTCCTTACTCTTAACCGCCCCAATCCAACAGATAACGTAAACATAAAAGTTGAACGAATCACTGAGGACAGTGAAGATTCTTTGTTGAGCAACTCATTTAGCTGGTCAAGCTTGGTTGAAATAAAATACGCAAAGTTACGCTACCCAAACAGCGCCTTAATTGTTCTTCGGGTTGATTCTGAGCAATTCAACAGTATCCCGTCACGCAAATATTTAATTAAAGGCGTCAAGGTTGCCATACCTGCAGGCGCAACAGTTGACTCAAACACTGGCAGAATTATTTACCCCGATGATTTTATCTGGAACGGCACGTTTGCGGCTGCCACCTGGTGCAGCTGTCCTGCTTTTATCTTGTGGGATTTGCTGACGAATACTCGCTACGGATTTGGCAATCATATTGATGCTGCACAGCTTGATAAGTACGCGTTTTTTGCCGCATCGAAGTACAGCAATGCTCTGGTTGATGACGGGTTTGGTGGTCAAGAGGCACGGTTTAGCTGCAACACGACGATCCAGACAGCAGAAGAATCGTTCAAGCTGCTCAACGACCTGTTGTCTGTTATGCGTTGCCAGGGTTTCTGGAGCGCAGGCAGTCTGACGATTGAGCAGGACGCACCAAAGGACGCTGCCTACCTATTTACGATTGCAAATGTCACTCAAGAAGGATTTGGCTATAGCGGCAGCAGTTTAAAAACCAGGCCGACTGTCGTTGTTGTCAGTTATCTCGACCTTGACTTGCAGGATACGGCTTACGAAGTCGTTGAGGATCATGACGGGATTGCAAAATATGGTGTAGTGCGTAAGGAGTTCAGTGCTTTTGCCTGCACTAGTCGAGGCCAAGCGGCAAGGATTGGCAAGTGGATTCTGTACTCAGAGAAGTTCGAGAAAGAGGTTGTTACGTTTGTTAGCGGCCTAGAAGCGGGTCAAGTCGTTCGCCCTGGAACGATTATTCAAATCGCTGATCCTGTCATTTCAGGCGCTCGAAAAGGAGGCCGCATTAAGGCGGCAACCAGTAACACGATCACAGTTGACGATACAAGCGCAACTGACCTGACGTTTGGTAATGGGTCTTTCCTGTATGTGATTTTGCCTGACGGCACGGTTGACGGTGAGGTTGCTGATGAAAAACTGCGGGTTACTGATATTACAAATGGGGTAATAACAGTAGACAGAAATTTTGCTGCAACCCCAAACGTCAATAGTGTATGGGTATTAGAAAGCCTCGGACTAGGTGCAAACAATATTCAGCCAACAACTTGGCGTGTTATCTCTGTTGAAGAGCAAGAAGGCATGCTGTATTCAATCAGTGCGATTGCTTACAACGCCAGTAAATATGGTTTTGTTGAAGATGGAGAAGCCCTACAACGCCGTGACCCAACAAACTTAGATGTTATCCCTGAGCCTCCAGAAGACTTGGAAGTGCTAGCAACTTTGCCGCCAGGGGGAACAGTTCCAGAAAAAGAAGTGCAGTATGTTTTAAATGGTCGTATTGCGATTAAAATTACTTGGCATTGGCGCGTCCCTGCAGGTCAGGTCACTAAAAAGTTCCGTGTACGATATAGGCACGATGACGACAACTTTACAGAAGTTATTTCTCAAGGAACAACATTCGATATTTTAGATGTCAAGGTCGGGAACTATCAGATTCAAGTTTCAAGTATTAGTAGCACTGGCATTTTATTTAGTAAGCCAGCTTTGGCTAACTATACGGTTGAAGGATTAGGAGCACCTCCTAGCAATATTCGTGATTTAAGCCTGGTGCCAACAACTGACACTCTGGCTATTTTGTCTTGGAGAAAACTTCAAGAACTAGACGTTCAACTTGGTGGTCGAATTATTATCCGGCATGATCCACGGGCTTTGGCGTCAGCTGAATGGACAGCCAGCAACCAGATTGTTGATGGTGTTTCTGGAGCATCAACACAAAAGCAAGTTCCACTGCTTGCTGGAACGTATTTTGTAAAAGCAGAAGATTTTCTGGGCAACCGCTCTGAGGTTGAAGCGGCAGTTGAAGCGTCATTGCCTGCTCCAGACGGTCGGTTCTTGGCTAAGACCTATGCAGAGCACCCTACTTTCGCCGGTACAAAAACTAATTGCAGTGTTGTTTCTGGCAATTTAGACCTTGTTCCTGCTCCTTATGTCGCTTTTGGTTATGTCGAAGATTTTTACGCGACAGGCGATGGTGAGGCTGAATACATATTCCAAGATACATTTGATTTTGGCGTTAATCTAGATTTCATTGCTAGGCGCAGCGTTGTTAGCTTCCCCTTAGCTATTGCGGGGGCTTTGTTTGATAGCCGCTCCGGACTATTTGACGACGCTACAGGCTTGTTTGATGGCGATATTTCTGATGTCGTAAACGTATCAACCTATATTAGAACAGCTATAACTGCTTCTCCTGCTGAGGCGGACTATACGCCTTGGGCAGAGTTTATCTCTGCAGTAATTCAAGGCCGTCATGTACAAGTAAAAGCGGTATTAAGTACAACTAATGAGTTTACAAGCGTGTCTGTTGATCAATTAGGTGCAACGCTTGAATTGATGCGTAGAACAGAGACGGGTTCTGGAACGTCCGGCAGTGCGGTGACTTTTGCAAACGCATTTCATCAGGTTCCTGAAATCATGATTACTCCTACAGACTTGGGTACAGACGGACATATAACAATTACAAAAAGCGCAACAGGGTTCACCGCAACCCTTTCAAATGCTGATAATTCTGGGTTCAGCTACACTGCAACAGGATTCGGTCGCGCCCTTTAATGGCTCAGTCAGACCAGACTATTCAGAACGCTGCATTTCCAGCCGTAAGGGCGGATATTAACGATAATTTGGCGGCTATTTACAGCCAAAATAGTGGAGCGTCTGCACCTTCAACAACTGTTGCGTTCCAACCTTGGGTTGATACGAGCAGCAGTCCTCCTGTTTGGAAGATCAGAAATGCAGCCAACAGTGCATGGATCACGGTAGGTGTTCTTGATCCAACTGGTTTTCAAATTGGTGGCGTCACACCGATTGCTAGTGGTGGAACGGGGCAAACGACTGTAGCCGCTGCGATTGCTGCGTTATTGCCAAGCCAAACCGGTAACGCAGATAAAGCCTTAGTTACAAACGGCGCTTCGTTGCTGTGGAGCGTTATTACGTCGTCTTCTTTCACGAAATATACGTTTGCGGCTGGTAGTGGCACGGGATCAACCCGCACTCACACTTGGACAAAACCCAGTTCAGGGACTGCAGCGATTGTGCTTATTTGGGGCAGCGGTGGTGGTGGTGGCAAAGACCATGACAGTTCTGAGGGTGGCTGTGGTGGCGGTGGCGGTGGGTGTTCAATCAAGCTTTTTCAGTTGTCAGATTTAGGCTCTACCGAAACAATCACTCTTGGGCTAGGAGGGGAAGGCACAGCGAGCGATGGATCGGGCTCTGACGGTAGGAACAGCACTTTTGGTTCACACTTAACGGGCCAACGTGGCCAAGCAGGGGACAGAGCGGATGAAACTGGAGCCTTTGGGGGCAACGGTGGTGGTGTTAACGGTTATGGAATCACTAACGGAGGCGGGCGTGGTTCTGAAGCCGCTACGGTTGAGGCAACCTATTTACAGTTTTTAAAAAGTTCAACGCTTGGAGGCGGCGGTGGTGGTGCTCCTGCCAATGGCGGTAGTGCAGACCAAAACAGAGGTGGTGATTCTTTCTTCGGTGGCGGTGGTGGTGGCGGCTATAGGGACGGCGGAGGGCTTGGCGGCAACGGTCCTGGAGAAGGTGCTGGCGGAGCAAGCATATTTGGAGGAAATGGTGGCACGGGAAAAAATGGCAATGCTGATAATGGAAGCACCCCTGGCGGAGGCGGCGGAGGTACAGAAGACGGCGCTTCAGGCAGTGGCGGGGACGGTGAGTGCTGGGTTTTAATTTTCTAGACCAGCACGGCTAATATGATGGCTGCAATAGCTGTCCTGTTTTAAGCCATGTCAAATAGAAAAATTACTGACATGGCGGCGCTTACAGCGCCTGAAAGCAATGATGTCTTGCCGATCGTTGATATTAGTGAGGCCGCTGCAGTTGATAAAAATAAGAAAATCAGCATTGAAGAGTTATTTAGAGGTGTTCCCAATGGAACAGCAGCCGCCCCATCGGTTGCATTTGAAGGTGATGCAGATAGCGGGATTTTTCTTGCTGGCACGAATACCGTTGGGATTACAACTGGTGGAACGCAACGTGTCACGGTTGACGGCAGCGGCAACGTCACGATTTCTGGTGACCTGACGGTTCAGGGTGCAACCACAACGGTTGAAAGTACGACTGTCACAATCGACGATAAGAATATTGAGCTTGGCAGTGTTGCATCACCTAGTAATACTACTGCTGATGGCGGCGGGATTACGCTGAAGGGTGCAAGTGATAAAACAATTACCTGGGTAAATAGCACGGGTTGCTGGACATTTAATCAACCGACAAACTTCAACAATCACGTCCGAATAGATAGCTCGGGCAGGGTGTTA